TGTGCAGGCTCTTCAGGTTCATCAATGCCGGCAGGCGGCAGCGGTACATCATATTGCTCGTTCAGAGCTTGCGAGAGAGCTTCGAGCAGCGCATCGGCAGCAGCTGAGTCTGCGCCGCTGACATTGTGCTGAAATCCGACAAAGCCATCGAAAGAGCCAAGGTAAGAGAACCCTTTCCACAAGGCTCCTCCACTCAGGGCGATAGCCTTGCCTTCTTTCGTGTCTAAAGTAAACATAGCTCTGATGACAGAGTCATCGCTTCGCCTTGAAGGGAAGCACATCTGGATAGTCTGATAGACTTCTTCTTGAATCAATTCATTCATATCGTTGTTGTTTTAACTGTTTACGCTATTTCCTGTAAGGTCAATCCAGAAGTACACCTTGCCCGCTTCCGGATCCTCCGGAGCGGCCTGAGGAACTGAGAAGTACTTGCTGTATGCGTCAACCGCTCCCACAAAGAGAGGCCCTGTTAGAGTTCCGGTCATAGTATCGCCGGACTTCTGAACATAGTTCGCAAGCTTCCTGGTATTCCCATCGGCCACATCATCGAGAGAAAGTGTGATATCGGTGTCCAACGCCTTGCCGTTCACCTTCCTGGTAATAGGAACATAGTTAGCCAGTTTCCTCGTGCTTCCGTCGGGAAGGTCATCGAGAGAGAGGTCGTTCTGGAGGTCGGAAAGCCTGTAAGGCATATCTATCTTCACACGGTCTTCAAGTGTGGAAATACGGGCCGAATTCGAGGCGATGCCGGACAGTATCGAGTCGAGGTTCAGAGAGTCAATCTGAGTATTAACCCAGCTCTCCGTGGCGTAGCCGGACAGGCTCTGATGAGAGGTAAGGTAGCCCTGCTGCTGTACCCAACTCTCCGTAGCGTAGCCGGATAGGCTCTGGTGAGAGGTAAGATAACCCTTATCCTCTACCCACTGCTTCGTGGCATAGTCCGCAAGGCTCTGATGGGAGGTCAGGAACTTGCCGTCTGCCTCGGTCTTCGTGTAGTAGTTGCTCAAGCTCTGATGCTGCGTCAGATAGCCAGAGTCGTTCTGAAGCTGGGAGACCTTCGTAGGGATATCGAAGTTCACAGTCTCCGCCTGAGTGCCCGGATTGTACACGAGCCAAGAGACGTTGTTCTTCGTGATGGTCAACGGATAGACGTTGGCCACGCTGCCACCGCTCGGAGCGGATGCGCTGTTGCCGTTCTCATCTAGCCAGAAATATATCTTGCCCGTTTCCGGATCCTCCGGAGCGGCCTGAGGAACTGAGAAGTACTTGCTGTATGCGTCAACCGCTCCCACAAAGAGAGGCCCTGTTAGAGTTCCGGTCATAGTATCGCCGGACTTCTGAACATAGTTCGCAAGCTTCCTGGTATTCCCATCGGCCACATCATCGAGAGAAAGTGTGATATCGGTGTCCAACGCCTTGCCGTTCACCTTCCTGGTAATAGGAACATAGTTAGCCAGTTTCCTCGTGCTTCCGTCGGGAAGGTCATCGAGAGAGAGGTCGTTCTGGAGGTCGGAAAGCCTGTAAGGCATATCTATCTTCACACGGTCTTCAAGTGTGGAAATACGGGCCGAATTCGAGGCGATGCCGGACAGTATCGAGTCGAGGTTCAGAGAGTCAATCTGAGTATTAACCCAGCTCTCCGTGGCGTAGCCGGACAGGCTCTGATGAGAGGTAAGGTAGCCCTGCTGCTGTACCCAACTCTCCGTAGCGTAGCCGGATAGGCTCTGGTGAGAGGTAAGATAACCCTTATCCTCTACCCACTGCTTCGTGGCATAGTCCGCAAGGCTCTGATGGGAGGTCAGGAACTTGCCGTCTGCCTCGGTCTTCGTGTAGTAGTTGCTCAAGCTCTGATGCTGCGTCAGATAGCCAGAGTCGTTCTGAAGCTGGGAGACCTTCGTAGGGATATCGAAGTTCACAGTCTCCGCCTGAGTGCCCGGATTGTACACGAGCCAAGAGACGTTGTTCTTCGTGATGGTCAACGGATAGACGTTGGCCACGCTGCCACCGCTCGGAACAGATGCGCTGTTGCCGTTCTCATCCAGCCAGAAGGCCGCTTCTCCATCGTCAAGAGAAAATCCTTTTGCAAGCGGACTTGCCAAAGGAATACAGAAAACATCAGGTCTTATCAGCCTTCCTTTGTGGTCGTGCCTCTTGTAGATGTGATTGTACGCCGCAAGTGCAGTATATATATTCTCATCGCTCGGACTCTGGTAGTCAGTACTTTTTATGAGTTTCAAAAGCGAGTTATCTATGATTCCAAGCCTCTGGCTGTACTTCACTTCTTCTATGGAGGTACTCACTTCTCCGAAGCGACTATACTTCGTATTATCTCCCACCTCCCAAGTTATCTCATAAGGCTTGGTAAGGGAGAACGTGACTCCCTGTATTCTACTACTTCTGCCACCTGAGCCAAAAATGCTTGTGTTTACAAGTTTTACTCTCGTACCTATATCATAACCTTGAGTGGCTGGGTTGTCATAGCAATAGACCTGATTTGAAATACACTCATAAACGTCTGTATCAGCTGAGTGTTTTTTTGCATATTCTTCGCCTGTTTCAAGTAGTTCATCCTCTGCATCAGAGGTCTTGCTTGAAGGCAGTTTAACTCCTGTGAGCACAAACACATTGCCAACTGTTGGCTTTATCTGCTCGTTTGGCACAAAGAGGTGCTGTCCGTCCGTTCCAAGGTCTTTGGCTACAATTATCAGCCGCTTATTCCAAGGCAGATCTTCCGTTTCTAATCGGGCTTCAAACTCCTGCCCGGCCAATTCCCCAGTCTCGAACTTGATTCCGAGCGTATCTATGATGTCTCCCTTTCCTGCAAAGGGACAATCATCAGCCTGAATAGTATATTGGCGATACTCGTTATTATCGCTGTCAGTTACTATCTGTGAGTCGACTCTTGTTATAGTGTCCCTGTTCTTAGGAAAGACATCATCAAAGGTTACATACTGCTCCAGAACTTCGCTATCTTCAAGGTCATCCACAATCTGGCCATTTCGTGCATCTATGTACGCTTGGTTGTCCGGCAGATGCAGTCTATTCTCGTAAAGATTTGGCACAGAGCTTCCTGCAGGAACTCCCTTATAGTCTTCTGTCAGATTGCGTGTACCTCCAAACACGAAGAAACGAGTTCCGTATTCGCTGTCATCGCCCCTCTGTGGGTTCATAGCATTGAGGATTTTCCCACTTCCTATCTCAAAGTTTATTTCGGTACCGTCCTCTTTTTTACAGAAGTTTAGCTGAATAACCTCATATCCTGAACCTGTTGGAACGTAGTATTTCGTGATATACCACTCTGTCTCAAACTCTTGTGCAATGGCTGTACAGGCATCAAAAAGCGTATCTCCGCTAAATGAAATGGTCTTGAGGCTGTTTGCGAGAGCAGCATCTATAGTACCTACCGTCCATTGCTGTCTAAAGCTTGCATCCTCCCGCTCTTTGTTAACATCCCTCACTATGAGAGCTGCAAAATCAGCAAGAGTTGCCGTGAGCGCAAAACTTAATTCCTGAAAATCCTGTCCGTAGTATTTGGTTCTTCTTGTACGCAAGAAACCGTCAGCATCGTCAAACTGCTCAGAGTATTGCCAAGCACCGTTGTATGTCGGCAACTGCCTCCTGGTCTTGACAAAACGAAATCCCTCGTAGCCGATTGTCGAGCCTACTGGAATGCTGACATATGTCGGAGAAACAAAGTCTATCTGAATGTAGTTCTCCGCCATAATCTTCCTTACCCTTTGGCTGGAGTCAGCTATGGTGGTCGTTATTGCTAGTGTGCCGTCAGGCTTATATATGGATATTTGGTTTATTGCGCTCATACTGATACTATCTGCCTGTTTGCAGGATTTGGCTCATTAAACTTCATTGTGAACTCGGCCCACTTTCCGTTGAATCCTTTGTGGCTGCTCATATCCTCATAGGTGAAATGATAGGTAGTCTTCTTCCCGTCCGAGGTGGTTACGGACATAGCAAAAACAGAGTAGGTCATAACAGCAGCAAGGAAGCCTGTATATCTTGATGCGTAAGTTGCTCTTGAATTTGCCCTTAAAGCAAACATAAGAGTCAGTTTCTTCTCATCAAGGAGTAATGATGTATTTGCGACATCTTTACCGCTTATTTGGGCGTTTTTGTTGGAAATAACATCCTTTGCAGGAGCTGCTTTTTCCAGCTGATCAAGAAAATCTCCCTGCGGTATCACTCCGTAGGTCGTTTCAATGTCTGTATTGCCTATTTCTATCTTAGTTATATCTGCCATATCCTTACAAGTTTGCCGTGTTCTTTTCTATCTTCTGTAACCTTCCGTCAATGCTGGAAAGCATAGCCGTGTTCTTTTCTATGCGGTACAGGTGGTCAACAGCCAGTATCGTCTGAACTCTTATGATGTCAGTATCATTCTTGATAGAGGAAATGGAAGCCACGCCAAGACGCATCTGCATCTGAATATCGGTAAGTCTGCCATTGATTTCACTTGCATCCTCATGACTCATTTCCGTCTTATAACCATTGCCGGTACTTCCGCTTGTAGCTCCCTCCTGAGTGATATCATAACCATTCTCTTTGAGCAGATCTATCCAATGCTGGCCTGCGATAGTCATATTCTCAAGAACCATCGGAATACCATCAAAAATCTCAGTATAGATTTTGGCTATAGCATTGGTGTCTCCACTTCCGTAAGCAGTTTTCAGCTTTTCCTTGAACTGCTCCAAATAGGTACTGATTGCAAACTCTTTGAGCATTTGCTTTCCAAGATCTGCAAGAGACTCACTTCCCTTTTCCTTGAATATATCCCAAGCACTCGTGCCTTCTTTCACAAGACTTTCCCACACCGCATCGCTCATATAATCAGCAAATGAACCCACCGTATCTGACACGACATTTTCCAAAGCCTCCTGAGCCTTGTCGTACTCTTCCTTAAGTTTAATAGCGTTCTCTATCTGAGCCCTCTGTTCGTCAGTAAGTTGTTTGCTCGTCTCAAGGAACTTCTTAGCCTTTTCCACATCGAACTCTCCGTTGATATCGTTACCCCATATCTCCGGAGCCACATCAAACAAAGACTTGTACTTTGACTGATGCCCCCATAACTTTGCCCAGCCGTTGGCTTTCTTAACCTGAACCTGTATAGCCTGCAGTTTGTTCAATCCCCTTTGGTACGCATCCAGTTCAGAATACCATTTCTGAGTGGTTTTCTTCTGCAAACCAAACCAAGACTTGAAGGCACCGAGGCCAAAATCAAAACCGTCCGTACTGAATCCAGTCAGAGTGGTCAAAAAATTGTCGCCCTGGAATATCGTATTCCCAAGGCTCTTGCGCATCTTTGTCCTGTCGCCAAGTTCAAATGCTTCGTTTACCGTAGCATTATATTGGGCAAGGAGTTCGTTGGACTTGTTGTAGGCTTCTACTGCACTTTCAAGGGAGCGAGTGCCGAACATATCCTCGAACTTGTCCGCATCAAAGACTATTTCTGCAAGTTCTATAGCATCACGGAAGTTTTTGATGGACTGCTCAAACTGCTTTGTCCACAACTTATATTCAAAGATGGCCTGCTGGGTTTGAGAAAGGATGTCAGAAACACCACCGGCAATAGCTCCAATCCAACCGCCTGATGCGAGCCCTTGCCCGGCGGCCTGAAAGTTCTGCGCCAAAGCACCGGCCTGGTCTGCCCAATCAGCAAGTTTCGTATCCCCTGTGACTTCCGCTATCTGTTTGGCATATTCTGCTGCTTGAGCAAAGCCGTTTGCTAGAGCAACCACCGCAGCACCTATAACTGAAGTCTTGAGATTTCCCTTTATCTTTGCTATCTGTTCAGATGTCTCTTTTACATTGAGTTTTGCTTGTGCTTCCTTCTCCGCATCAACACCTTTCCACTTGGCTTCCTCCTGTCGATACTGTGTGAGTTGCTGACGGAGCTGATTAAGCTTGAAAAGCGAGGATACCATACTCTCAACACTGCCACCCCAATCAGTTTCGCTTATCTCAAGCAAAGACTCTTGTATCTTGTCTATCTGTTCCTGAAGTAATTTGACATCCTCAACATGATCTGCCTCTGTTTCTCCGGCCTCTTTCCATTTCTTCCTATAATCCTCAAGCAACTTGTTGGCTATTTTAAGCATATCCTCCAGGCCTTTCTTGGTCTTGGTCGTGGTATCGGACATAACCCAGGCGAGATCTGCGTTCCTTGATTTTTCAAGCTCCATCAATTCTGCAGCTTGCCGCTTTTTGAGCGCTTTCCTCTGCCACTCGTTTTCAGCTTCAGCAATCAACTTGGCATATTTCTCCGCAATAGCCTCTTTCTGCTGCTGGTAATTGCCGTATTGTATAAGATACTCAACTCGGTCTTTTTCAGCCTGCTCAGCGTCTTTTTTATCTTGATTGGCTGCTTTGATACGATACTTCTCATCAATAGCGTCTCTCTGCATCCAATAAGACGTTGAGATATCAAGCATAGTATCGGTAATCTCCAGTTCCATATCAACAGGAGCCTCTTTGCCAGTCCTTTCCTTGTAAGCAGTCCTCTGATTCTCTATCTCAGCATTCAACATCCTCTCCTGCCACTGACTCAAATCATAAAGCTCCTGCTCCTTGCTCTTATTAAGAGCAGCCCTTTCCTTGTCAGCCCCCTCTTCCATAGCGGCAAGCGTCTCAGCCTCTATATCCTCTTGTTGTTTCCTGGCTCTTTCTTTAAACTCGCTATTTACTGCCTCCTTATATTTCTCCTGACGATATGCTGATTTCTCGGCACTGGTCATTTTCTTGCCGGTCTTTTCTGAATATCCGTAGTCCTTTAGCTCTTTGGCCGCATCTTCCATCGCTTGCTTAGCGGTGTCGATTGCTACTTTTGTGGCATTCCTGTCTTTTTTCAGCCTCTCGTACTCCGCCTTTGCCTCTTTGTATTCTTTCTGCTTCTCCTTGATGTAATCTTGGAATTTTTTTTCATCCTTCTTAGTTTCCGGATTCTTGGTTTCAAAGGTCTTTCTATAACCCTTTGCCCACTCCTCAAAAGCAGCTGTATCTTTTGCCGTATCCTTGGTTGCGGCCCAGTATTTAGCAAGATTCGTTTGCAAAGAATTAACATCTGACCTATTGGCAGTTAACTTTGAGAAAGTTTCACGGTCGGAAGCCCTGAATCTGTTTCTAAACTGGTTCATCAGATCAATCGGATCTTTCCCTGATGCAATTCCTTCAGTCAGGAAGCTTGACAGCTCTCCTTTCAAAGCATCTGAAATATCGAGCGACTGGATACTGTCTGTCACCTTCTTCAGTTTCTTGGCCTCTTTGTCCGATGAGTCTTGTGTATATGACTTTCTTGCATCAGCGATGGCGCTGTCAATAATTGCATTCTTCAAGTCAATATAAGACTGTGTAAGATTGTCAACAGTAACTTTCTCGTTATTCAGGTCTCCCAAATACGAATTATGCATTTCATTTAGGCGACCCAAGGCCTTCCTCCTCTCCTCCTCGCTTGTAGTTGCGCTTTCAACCTTTCGCTTAAGTTCATCTAATTCGCTTATCTGAGAGTTGACCTGCGTACTTACATTCGCAGTAGCTTCCGAAAGTCTTTCACTATTACCACTCCAGATTGCGATAGATGAAGCAATAGCTGCAATGGCACCAATTGCAATACCTATCCAAGCATAAGGATTGATTGAAGCGGTCAGATTAAACGCCTGTTGCGCAGCTTTAACCAACCCCAATTCCTTGCGGAACATCCGTATTAGCTGTATGTTTGTCTTAAGCGTCTCTAAAGCTGCGCTCGCTTTCTGAAGGGCGTTTATCGTAATCAAGGCTGCCTTATAAGAGCCGTAGAGGGAAATCAACTGCAAAAGAACCTTTCCTATCTCCTTGTAGTGGTCAACAGCCCAGCTGGCTGCATCTATGCCCTTACGCATAGACTCCTGCATCCCACGTCCAATCTCATCAAACATATTGGCGAGATTGTCCTGCAACTGACCCCAGGAACTTGAAAGGTTCGGCATCATTTCCTCCATAAGGCCGTGGAACATTCCTCCTTCCCCAGTAACCTTGTCAATAGCCTTGTTCAGTTGTTCAAAACTGACTTTCGTCCCGTTAACCTCCTCTCCCATCTCCTTCAACACATCTGTAACCACAAGACCCCTTGAAGCCCATTGCTGCAGATAGACCGTTCCTATAGAGCCGAGGTTTTTGGCCTTGTTGTACATATCGACCATATCCTGCAGTGAAGACTTTGTGCCCGTGGCAATATTGGAGAGTTTGTCCATTATAGGAATTACATCGTCCACATTGTTGCCGTATGCAATGAGTTGCTGACTTGCTTTTGCAAGGTCTTTGAACTCAAACATATTGTAGTAGGCATAATCTTTGAGTTTCTGAGTGAAGTCAGCGGCCTTTTGAGCTGAGCCCAAAAAGACCTTCATTGAACTTTCTATATCTTGGAAATATGCACGAGTTTCAAACACTTTCTTGCCAAATCCTATGACCGCAGCAATAGAGAAAGCGGCTGCTATCTTGCCGCCAAGCTTGTCAAAAGCACTGCCCATCTGGTCAGCACCGGACACAACTTGCTTGTTAAAATCTCTAACCTTGTCGGCCGAATTTGCAAGAGCCGCCTTGAACTGTTCATTATTCAAGGTCTGTGCATAGTGAAGGTTACTCATCTTTTGTTCTCTTAAATCCGTGCATTGTTTTCATAAACTCGGAGAAATTCATCTTTTCCCCTATTGAGGTACTTTCGGTATTACCTCTGCCGTTATCGTCATTGTGGTCAAAGTGGACTGACACACTGTCAGCCATCATCATCTTTATATTGGCGAAACTCACTCCCCACATTATGTAATCCACCGTCCACCCGTATTTCTGGGCCAGTCCGTCCAAGATTCCGCCCCAAATGGAGTTTCCTCCAACTACTCTACTCGACTTGCGGAATCTTCGTTGTTCGGCTTGTTTGTCCGCAACAACTTGGTCAATCGAATAGAGTTCATAAAATTTACATAGTCCACTTGCGTAAGGACTGCAAGGATGATTGTAGCAAAGTCCTGGGGCTTGGTACTCCACTTAAAGAAATCCGTCCTCTCTTTTATTTTGGCATCGTTGAGCAGATCGTCCTTGCCATCCATAGTAGCAACGGCCATAAGTGTACAAACGATGTCCGTTTTCTCCTCGCATACCCTCATACACTCTATATGAGGCCTCTCTTCAAGAGCAGTCTCATCAAGGTCAAGCATAAGGTAGTATTTGGACAGAACCTGCATCTTGCCGAGAGTTGGCGGATTGACCACGAATTTCCGCTCGACAACTTCTTTCTTTTTTACAGGTATTTGCTCTCTCTTGCCTCTCTTAAACAGGAAAAGGAAAGGCTTTTTGACTTTCCTCTCCTCTGTTGATGAAACCTCCTCTTCGACTGATATGCTGAACTCTATGGGTTTTTCAGTCAAAGCATCACTTACCATTGCTTCAATCAATCTATCCTTGTCCATAGCTATAAAATAAACCGTCTAACCGTCCTACGGTTTGAGGGAGCGTCTTTCCGCCTGCCAAAACATTTTGATAACTATGAAAAACTACTTGACTGTTAGCTTGGAACAACGCCAAACTGGAACAGCTCTGCTCCTGAACGGTCTGGCCATATGATTTTGACCTCAACGTCTCCGCTGTAGCCCTTGTCTTTCTCATACTTCAGGTCCATTGAAACCTTGCACTTTGCGGCCTCAAAGGTCTCTGAGCCAGGCGCATTGTCGTTGGAAAGCTTGAAGGACATATAGGAATTCTGCACAAGAGAGGTAACTTTCACCTTTCTTGCATTTCCCTCTCCGCTGTCTTCCATAGTCCAGAACTTTCCCCTGGTAGCTTCGCTCATCTTGATGAGGCCGAATTTCACCGTCAGGGTAGGCTCCTTGCTCAGAATATCCAGCAACTTGCCGTTGATGTCCTTGAGTTCATAGACATCGCCCTTCTCTGTCTCAATGCTGAAGTCATCATCCTTGACAGAGCCCAGGTCTTCAAAAGTGGAAGCCATGGCATCGCTTGACCCCATAGTTCCAAGATATGCGTGGATACTTCCCCACGCAGTAGCTTTGCTTGTGCTTTCTAATGCCATAATTGATACTATATTTTACGAATTAACAATCTGTTGGTAATAAGTGTATGACTGATATCCGAAAGGTCTGATATGGTCTGTTTATCGAGTTTCACGAGGATATTTTCTGAGGATACGATAATTTCTTTTAGAGAATCGAATGCAACTGAAGCCAACCTGTCAACCCTTGCCCCATCCTCTTCGTTTATAGCCGAATTGTACGGAACATAGATATTCACGTTTACAAAACAGTCCTGCACCTGACTTATAGAACCCTCCGCCAAAAGGCGGACAATGATGTCCTCCTTCCTGGAGTTGTCCGGTCTTGGCCTGCGGCTAACCTTTCCGTTTACCGCAGAAGCCAAGTCTGATGTCTTGACAATCTTGTAAGCAATTATTTCGGCCTCTCTTCCGGTCATTATCGTCCTCTTGAAATCTGTTCCTTGAGTCTTTCCATTATCTTAGGCAGCGCCTCTCTTGCAAGCAGCTCAGAAGATGCGAGAACGCATTTATTCTCTTTTGCCTCTACATAAGAAGCATAGTTCATTCCTGCCACCATAATCAAAGCGTAGCCTTTGCTGTATCTGCGAGCAAGCTCTTCAGCCAGTTGTCTTCCTTCAGACTTACCATCCTTACCTATGGATTTGGTGCTTCCGTCAGTTCCTGAGAGTCCTCTGCTTGTAAAGCCTCCATACTTTATAATCTTCCCATCATAGACAATGACATAACCTATGGAACTGCGAAGATTGCCTGTATGGTCAATCCAGCTTATATCCTGCGGTCTATCCCTTGCCTCTATGAGTAGTTGTTCGCCCAGATATGTAAGCGCTCGCAATGTGAGCCTATGTACCCTTTCCAGCTCCTTCTCTATCATATCAGAGAGGTCTTTGTCGCTGAACTCAGGTCTTATACCCATATCTGCTCGTACAACTGGTATCGGTGATGCTTCAAGACTTTCTTCGTTTCAAGGATCTGTCCGTTTACGTCAACCCAATAGATGACGTCTCCATAGTGGAAATCGTGCATCTGCAAATCAAGGACTATCCGGTATGAATAGACCTGCACACCTCCGTTTTCGTCAGGAAGCGACAGCGTAGAGCCGCTTCCGTTCGGAATCCACCTGCACTGAATAGGCTCAGACATTGACGCAGCAACATCTGAAACGAAGTTGCCGTTCTCATCATCATGCCCCTGTGCGTTGACTTGGTAGCGGAGTATGTGCGGTCTAAATCTCATTCCCAGTCCGGTCTGTGCGTTACGGTTGGTTCTCCGGCCATATCTGTCTGCTCCCCGTACTCTCCGTAGATGGCATTAGCCTTGCTTATCAGTTTGCTGATAAGTGATGATGTAGAGACGCTTATGTCTGCTTCGGAGATATTGTGGGCTGTAGCAACAAACATATAGACATCGGCTTGAGCAAGACGAAATGCCTTGCTCTTTGCCATAGCCTTGTCAAAAGAAGCGTCCACATCAAGTTCTCGCTCAATGCAGATCTTCTCCACTGACTTGATGTCCACTGGGTAGCTGACAGACGATATCAGAGCCTCGGATACAGTCATACTACAATCTATTAAGAGGTTGCGCCGTTATTCCAAGTAGCGTGCTCTGTGTTGATAAACACGAGTGAACTACGGTTAATGAGGGCAGGCTGAACATATGCCTCTGCAAGAGTTACCTCAAGCATCGGGTTTTCCTCTGAATAAACTGTGGTCTTCGCATAGGCGCCCTGAACCTGCATGGCGTCTGTGTTCTGTACCATAGGGACTGGCTTGAAATAAGTCCAGCCGAGCTGAGCAATAGGAGAGAGAACTACCACATTCTCTGCCCACGGCTTGATAGTCTCGAAAGTATGGTCTTTATGCTCGATCTTGGCATAGGTGTCAATCACGAGAATCTGCGGCCATCCTTTCTTTACCATATAGGAGTTGATTGCCTCAAGGGTAATCATATCGCCTGTGATTGTGCCGCTGTAAACGGCAGCAGGAAACAGGCGCTTCCATACTTTCTCCTGAGCGCAGAGGTTTTCAAAAGCCTGGAGCTCCATAATAGCGTAGCGAGGCTTTACCTTGCCAGCCCTTGCGATAGCCTTGACTTTTGCCGCGATGAGCGCGATGCCGTCTGCTGTAGAGGCCTCACTCCATTTCTGGTTGGAGTTGCCAACTCCGTAGAAGTTCTCTGCAGGAACATTGAAATTGATGATGTCCTCGGTGGCCATATCGCCTTCGATGCTTGCAGGGAATGTCTGGATTCCGTGGGAGCCGATACGCATAGCGTCAATCTCTATCTTCATATCAGTACCGTCATTAACGAACTTAACATCGTCATAGACCATATCTACAAGGTAACGAGCAGTTGCCTTGTCTTCGGTATTGGCGGCAGCGATATTCTTGAGGTCATTGTACTCGTTGATTTTCAACTCGTCCTTTTCCCTTGAGATAGAAATCTTTGCGAGAGTTCCACTCCAAGAGCCAACAGTTTGTCTTGTCTTGAGCGGAGCTTTGGTGTTGAAGGACACCCTGTCTGCTGATACAGGAATACCATCGTCTCCCTCAATGCCCTTGAGGTCAAACTTCGGGGTGTACTTCAGCGGGAACAGCAGAGGCCATGCGAGGCCAGCTCCCGGCTTATATGAATTCACTTCAACCTGCATTCCTGGAATGTCGAGGTCGAACAACGGTTTGTTCATTTTTCCCATGGCTTACTACACTTTTTCGATTGACTTCATAAGAGCCACCACCTCATCTGCGACCATTGCTGTCTCCTTTCTGATGTTGGCTCCGTTAACTAACCTGACCTCCTGGTCGCCCTCTCCTGCTGATACACTCGTTCCGAGAATATACTTCGGAGTAACAACAGGAACGGCTGCGCTGGAAGAAGCGGAGGCTGCCTGATACAGGATTGCGCCCTTTGCAAGGGCAACCTCCATAGATACAGTAACAGTATCGTACTCGTCATTAGACTTGTCAACTGCTGTTACGGCAACGCCTTTCTTGCCGGTTGCAAGGACATCACCCACGGCGATACCACTGCCTTTGGCAATCTTGATAGATGTATCGGTGCTCTCTGCTGCGGCCACCACCTTGTAGCCTTTGATAACAGCGAGTTTTCCGTTGGCATCATAACCGAGAGCAACCCCTGCCGGAACATCGAAACTCTGGTTAGGCAGTATGCCTCCACCAGGTTTCTCGGCAAAGATTTTCTCGAATATTACAGGCTCCGGAGAGTCTGCCTTTACGTACTTGAAATTCTTTTCCATCTGTTGAACTATTTAGGTTGAACATTTTCCAACCCCCTGACAGCGACATTTGCGGTCTTGGCTTCTCTCTCCTTGATTCTGTCCTGCAGTTCCTTGGAGATAGCATCCTGTTTTTTCTCTGTGCCGCTGCCTTTCGGCTTGGCCATACGAGAAAGTCCTTCTTGAGCGAGTTTCTGGCTGTACTTACCCCAGCTTTCCTCGATGTCTGTAGCAAACGCCTCAAATTCTTCTTCGCTGTCGAATTTGCGGCCTTTAGAAGCCACTTCATAGAACTCTGGGTCTATGTCCTTGAACCTCTCCTTCATCTTATCTGCGTAAGACTTTTGGGATTCCTGTTCTTTCAGATCTGCGAACTTCTGTTCGATGGACTCCATTTTCTTAAGCAGTGCATCTATCTTGTCAGTCTTGGTTGTTTTCTTTTTTTGCTTTGGTTTTGGTTTAGGCTCATCTTCTTCGTCCTCATCTTCTTCGTCCTCATCTTCTTCGTCCTCATCTTCTTCGTCCTCATCTTCATCTTTCTTCTTCTGAGCCGCTTTCTTCCTCGCTTCCTCGATAACCCTATTTGCTTGGGATTGAGCGAGTTTAAGATACGGAAGAACGCCATCAACAGCTTTCTCTGCATCTTCTGTAGTTACATCTTCTGCGAGTGTGGAGAGAATCTGCTTTGCGGCTTCCTCCACTTCCTTTTGGTTCAACCCGAGACTTTTTACTTTCGGTTTAACCAGTTCCAATAATTCTTTTAATGTCATACTATTTGATTTTCAAACACTTTCTATTAAACTAAAAGTCGTGGTGCATTTTCCACGCCTCAAATATACGAATTATGTTTGTCTTTCAAACACCCCTATACAAAAAAGACTACTTTTTTACTCACCGTCCAAAATATTCCCTACTTTTGAGCAACAAACAATACCAAGCTATGGCATCCTACGAAGACATACATAATGATTTTGATAAAATGCTCGAGACCGAGCAGTCTCTTTATTTAGACAGGGCTGGGCAAGCAATGAATATCAAGCCTAAGTTCCTTGACGGCAAACGCAATGGCGCTCTAACTGATGAGCAGTATTCCAAGATTTCCAACCAACTAAAAGACCTGGCTTTTTACCGTACAAGCAGGGATATAAGAACCATCAGAAATATATTATACTTCTTTCTGTTTCTGTCAATTATTTCAATAATACTAACAGTTCTCTATATCGTTTTAGACTGATAGACATTGAAGAAACTCTCTTCAGTAAGGTAATAGTATTTGACCCCAAGATACTATTTTGACATTTTTTCTATTTCGGGCAAATAATTATCTTCCCAGCCATCGTAAAAAGCCATGCCCTTAAACTTGGTTCTTCCTGTAAGGTATTTCCATATACAATAACACACTTTCTCTAAATGGATGCACTCTTCAAACGAATAAACCCTGTTATAGTCCCTCCCGAAAGCTGTCTTCTCTAAATCAAGAGCCATTTCCCACCATTTAAGACTCTTAAATCTATATCCCCTGTAAACAAACATTTTCCACAAATGAAAAGTGCGGTCTTTCTCAGATGTAACTGATAAATATTCTTTCACTTTATGAGGAAAGTCAAAAATCTTGTCCTCCTCCTCAAAGGAAAGATATGGCAATCCATTGTAAAAATCATAGCTTCGTATATCCGCTACTGTCAAGTCATATAGGCTAGGCTTATAATCAAAAACAGTTTTCATAATCACTTATTATAACTATCAGACAGCCTATTCATAGTGATGCCAAATAGTTTTTCCATTTCTTTCCTTGTGTTGTAGCCTTCATCAATGAATGCTTGTGGGTTAACTTTCTCTATTATGTCAAACAGCCGGCTAATGTCCATATCTGGCCGAATGAGCAATGCCTTTTCAACCTCCTTGTCAAACTTAACCCTTTCGGTCTTGGTTATATCAACTATATCATATATACTGTCAACAACATCGCTATACCCGACAGCCGATTTACCATATGATATTGCACCACCTATTTCATCTACAAATTTAGCATAATTATTTCGTGCGGTTATTTCATTTGTTGCTTCTGAAATCAGTCCGTTAACACTATTTACCTCGTATGTGTATGTCTTGTGTATATTATGCCTCACTTCGTGGTAAACGGCCTCTATTGCATCTTCATCGCCCTTATTCAAAGTATCTCCTCTCTGCATTTTCTTCATAACAGCTACAAGCCTCTTGTGATAGTCCTCTCTGACCGTTATAGCACCAGCTCCGTCTGTAATTGCTATAGTCCGTTGTTTAGGAAATGAGTTGGCAACTTTGTATTCTTTGAAAGGAACACTAAGATACCTGCCAAAATATAGCCCCATCATTTCGTTCATTCCCTTAACACCGCTATCTACGTCATAATCAAACTCGAGAAACTTGTGAGATATGTCTTCTTTCCACCTCTCCATCGCCTCAAAAGCCTTAAATACCGTGTTTGCGCTAGGATTCATAAGAGCCTGATATTCTGCATCACGGTACTCATCCTCTAACCGTTTCTTTCTTGGAGTATCTACAATATTCTTGTCCTTGTTGAGCTCTTTGATTTCACTATAGAACTTAGCTAATTCCTCTGCTTCTTCCCTTCTGTCAATGGAATACATTACCTTTTGATTTCTACTTACCCAATCCGGCAGAGAGCCTTTTATGGAAGCCTTTGCAAGCCTATCGTTGTTGTCCTTCACCCAGTCCTTGAAATTATCAGGCATATCAGTTATCTCATTCTTGCTTTTGGTACTTCCCCCCTCATCTGCCCAAAACTCCTCTTCTGTTTTGAGTATAGGTATCTGATAGCACCTGCAGTTAGGATGCCACCCGTTCCATTTGAAGTCTTTTGGGTACTTGCCTTGCAGAGCCTCACAAACGGGGCAAGGATATGGAGTACCGGAACGCTTTATCTCGTAGCCTACAACAAAGTCTTCATTCTGCCACCTCTGCCATTCGGCCTCCCTATAGGACATATTGATTTCCGTCCTGGCTAACCTAGCCGCATTATTTTCACAGTTCTTGATATCAACCTGCTTACCAAATTTCTCTGAATAATCATTCTGGAGCTTTGGGAAGTCCTTGAGGTACTGGCTGAGTTTTTTGCTCAACTGAGCTGCGCTAGTTCCTTTCTCTATCCCCGTGGCTATGGCCGCTTCCAGCTCGTTTTTGTAATCTTCTCTAAGATTCCAAAGCCTTTCTGAAAGGTTCAGTCCCTTGGTCTTGCGTTCAATGAAACTCTCTACCGCATCCTTGTTATACTCGAAGTACTTTCTTACCCCTTTCTTCTTTTGCTGCGTATAGGTATGAGCATCAAAGAATCGCTTGAGCGTGTCATCGTGAACTTTATTTGATTCGCTCCACTCTGCCCTTATTCCGCTTGTAATGGTCAGATTCAGGCTTTTCACCCAGTCGGAAGTAAGGGTGTTTAGTCTCGACTTGATTGCAGGGAAATCAGCCCATTTGAACTCTTTTTCCGGGTCAAAATCGGTAGAGAGAGCTATTCTTGCAGCCTTCTTGTTGAAAAAATCAAAAATCTGTTGCACATTGCGGACAAAACCTTCTGTCCTTGCAAGGTGTTCAGCATTTTTCTTCTGCCTGTTGCCGAGTATGTTTCTCCTCTTTGCCAAGGTTCATTATTCGGCTCCGGTAAAGATGCTTTCTATACGGGCATTCTCTGCGCTTTCCTTTTCCTCTCTCTTGATAGCGTCATAAGTTTGCTCAGGATCTGCGCTTCTGTCGAACCTCTGAATAGACTCCAACTGACTCTCGATAGGCTTGCCTCCGTTGGCCGTCTTGCGGTTTTCTATCTCAGATTTTTCATCATTTTGAACGAACGGAGTAATGATATTGTAACAGGTCGTGGTATCTACATACTTTCTCCATTGTATGTTCAGCTCAGCCACAAGGGATTTCACAACGCTCAACTCCCTGTCCAAGAACCAAATGAGGTCGTGCTTCTTCTCTCCGACTTTTAAGTGCGCATCACTGAGCAAGGTCTTGCGTGCCTCTCCACTGACCACGCCAGACAAAGACTTGATGTTCTCAAGCGCCAGGTTTGGCAACTGTGTGGACTCCTCTATGTCTTTCTTGAGGTTTTCCGTGTGCTTGATTGAAGCCTCCACGTTCAGAGGCGGTGCAACAACCCCAATATCCCCACCTTCTGCCATTTCATAGACTTCCCTTGTCGTATCTCCAACAGGTTTCTTGCCGAGTATCTTGCCTATGACCTTCATTATCGGCCTGCTGTTTTTCCTGATGAGGTCGCTCTGCCTGGACTTGTTGAACTCTATTTCATCCCTGTCAATGGATATGTCGTTATAAAGAGGCTCCGCCTCGCTGATATAAGCAAGCTGTATCTTTCCTATCGGCACGTTGTTGTCGTCAGACTCGAGCTCCCATCCTCTGCCGGCTCCTCTGTCAATCCAAAAGTACGCCTTGTCGGCAGTATAGCACTCGAAGTGCTTCTCCTTGCTTTTGTCCGGCATTACTACATCATATTCGATACTGAAAGCCGTCAGATCGTCAAAGGTGTCGAAGACCGGATACATATATGCTTGTGGAAGCCCGGACATTGACTGAGGCATGGGCGTATAAGACTTGCAGCGCAGCTTGAAAGTCGTAGGAAAGCCATATTTATAATGCACTTTGCCCGTATCTACAGGAAACCAAATAGTGCACATTTCACAACAAGCGAAGAAGGCTTTGAATCTCTTGAAGTTCAACCCATCGATGCGGTTGCTCTCATAGACTTTTTCTATAGCCCTCACGAAAGCCTTGTGTTCATCCTCTTTTACTTCTTTGAAATCCCTCTTTACTGGGATTGTAAAGCACATCTGCGTCATTTTCCTGACAGCAATCTTCTCGGCAGGATAAGTGAGTTTGGCCACCCTCTCTATCTTTCCGCTCTCGCTTCGTTTGTCGTCCGGTCTTAAAGCTTTGTTCTTCACTATATCGTGAAGCATCGGGTCATATTTCTTTTCCAGCTTGCTCCAGGCAGGAACATAAATCTGTTTATTCTTCAAATCTGCAATGATTTCCGATGCAGGTCTTGTCAAATCGAGTATTTCTTCTATCGTTTTCATACCGCAAAGATGTAAAATAATGTTTGAATCTCAAATACTTTTAAGCAAGAGAATCTTCAAGAGCATCCCCAACCCACGAGCTATCCGAATAGCCGTCATCATAAAAGGTGTTCGCCAGCGCATCAAAATAATCCGTAGAGCGCTTGAGCCTCTTCTTGATTTCCTCTTTCTTCTCAATGGCAATAGAACCGTTGGACTGAAAATACCACTTTATCTGCGTTGCTTCTTCCGCAAAGGCATCACACTCTGGAAGCGCAGCGCCTGTCTTGTTCTTCGGATCAAGCCAATCCCTTACCGCCCAATACAAATAGGCTCTCATATTTGAGAACTCGTACTGGCCTGTAACATCCGTTAGGTCTCTTGCGCTGAATGAGAACTTGCAGGAGACTGCGCTGTTATCTCCAAGCTCCACGAGCCTTGAATAGACCCCAGCCCCCTCTCCAATCGTATCTATGATAGCCCTGGCACGTTTGTTCCCGGCAGTCGTATTTCTTATCAGTCCCACGATATGCATATGGTCAGCTTTGCCTGACGAATGATGCGCCTTGAAATACGGAACATAGTTGTCGTATCTTGGGCAGAGGACGCTTGAGTCTCTGCCCATACCGGCCACATCCACTCCCAAAGCCATATCCCCTTTCTCGTACAATCCCTGCTCCGTCCGCTCCTTCCAACGGTTGTTGGCCAAGACAATCCACTCGTAAGGTATCAGTATATCTTCTGCCGCTTTCGGGAACATACCACGCACCTTGATTCTAAAAAGGTCATTTGGCCTATAGACTCCTCCTTCCCATTGAAAATCCCCCTCCCCTTCATTGAAGTCATCATCATCTATTGCCATACACCAGCTTTTGACCTTATCTGCAACCCAATTATAGTCCACCTGTCCTGGAATAACATTTCTCTTGGACACCACATTTTCAGCATGGAGGCTGTCAAGCCTGAACTTGGCAAATCGTTCAGACTTCATTGCGTTGGCCGCATAGCCTGTAGGTATATTAGGGTTGAATACTATCAGAAGACGGCTATTGCCCTGCAGGTTTCCCTCGATGGCGTTATATGTAGTTTCAGATATACCCGAGGCCTCCGTTACGGCAAACATCGTATTTACGGCGTGGAATCCTGACCAGGCCTCCGTCTCATCATCGCTGGCCTTGAATCCCGTAAGAAACCATTCCTCATCTTCCATACGGATATCGTAGGAGACAAGACGTCCAGGAAGAAAACCTGCTGTACGGAACAAGCGCCTGTACTCCGGAACCATAATATTCTTTATCTGCCTATCCGTGGGGGCTGTTATTGCTACTTTGGTATTGGCGATGAGCTTTCCTTGGTCGTTCCATCTTGGCGTAAGGTAGAGGAAACATAAAACAGCACAGGCAGTAACGAAATCCTTGCCCCTGGCCGTTCCGCTTGCCACGGCTGTCCTCGGATTAACTTGGACTGAATGAAGTATCTCCTGCTGTTCATTGTCAAGCCTGACCTTGAACACATCACGGACAAACTTATTCCAGTCTGTCCGCCATTCCACAAGATACTTCTGAGCTTTCGTTAAAGCCATTTTTTATATGTTTCATTTGTTTACATCCCACTATTACGGCAGGGACTTAAGAAGTTCCTCAAATCCGTTCACATTAACCTCATTCTCAACCTTTTCCACATATCCCCTTGACTTGCCTTTGGTCTTGAGAAAGAAAATGAGGGATGTTACGTCCCCCGAATCGATATGTTCCATCAGCTTTGACTCCGCAAAGTCCAGCTTAGACTCATCAATATCGTCAATAGCCTCGCTCAGTTTAGCGAATTTTCGCTTCCAACTATAGAAAGTCTTTCTTGTTATACCAAGCGCTGTGCAAGTGGCCGTGATGTTACCTCCTTTCTTTCCGTATATTTCGGCAATCTTCTCTACACTGTATTTGTTTCCAATTTTCATAGTCTCCAATCTTTAAGGAATCCGAACTTCTCTGTGACACATCCTCCTCTTATCTGCGTAGACCTGTCAAGCATTTCGCTCTTCTTTGCCATCAACTCTGGGAAAATGTACTTGTAAACCACTCCAGAGAACCACACGCTCGCCTCTTCTGAGAGTGCGTTAGGCAGAGTATCAACAGCCATAACTGATATATTGTCTTTGTCAGCGAACAGTTCAACCTCTTCAAGTGACTTATCGACATCGTAAAACGGGTTTTCATGGTTGGAGTAACGCAAGGTCGTGGCAACACTCCCTCCTATATCGCAGGTGATGTCCCCAACTACACGAATCCTATTCTCTGCAGATCTTACTATCCTTCCGTCAAGATACGCCGGAGCATCGTGGCTGAAAGTATGACCGCATACAAGCACATCGGTCTTGGTGGCAAAAGGGTAGAACTTGCTTGAAAAGGTTACTGGAGAGGCTTTGAAGCGCTCTCTGTTATAATAATTGCCGTAAGTGTCAAAAACGAGTTCTTTCGCTCCTACGTTGCAATACACTGACTGGAATTTAAGCTTTTCGCCATAGAGATAATCTGATACTCCTACCTCTTCTACTCCCAAAAGGGACAATATGTACTCTACCCCACGGCTTACATTGCCTTTTCCTGTCAAGAGGATATGCAACCCCATATCCAACACTATGCGCCTCACCTTCTGCAGTTCTTCAAAAATCCTTTTCTGAGTGAACCGGAAGTTCAAGGCCGGCAACTCGAACAAGCCGTATTTTAGCCCTACCAGTCTTATGGTGTTATACATCCCTGCCATTCCTGCATAGTAGCCAAAAGCCACCAGCCTCTTTCCTTTGGCATCCACGATATACTCATAGTCAGTAAGCGTAATTCTATGCTCCAAGCAAGATTTCAGCAGTTCCTTGTCGTATGGCGGCTTCTGGTCCATATGTCCGAAGAAGAAATAATGCTTGCCATCCAAAAGCGAGGCCGGAGAAGGTTCTTTGACGCCAAAAAGAACATCGCAGTCTTCAAGAGAATTTACGGCCTTTATTCCGCAGTCCTCATAATCGCTATCGCTGAAAATCCTCCTCTGACTCTTCTGTACAACGACATCCACGCCATAGGCGGCCTTGATCATCCGTGCATCAACAGGGGTAATCGGAGTGCGATTCTCATCAGCTCTTGTTTCTCTTATTATTCCTACCTTCATCGTCAATGGCTTTTTTTGCGAGTTCAAGTATCTTGGAGAACCTGACGCTTGTTGACTTGATTTTATACTGCTTGCCTATCTCTCCCATCAGGGATAGGAACATTTTTTCATTGGAAGCGCCGTCAGAGAGCAGTATAACATCATTTTCTTTGAGTTCCCTGTCCACCATACCGAGTATATTACCCAGTTCGTTCATCTGCGACCTGTAAAGAATCACACTTACAGAAAACATTTCCTTCTCTATTCCGAAACTGACAGAGTGAACGTCTATCTTAGGAAAGTCATCTGTGTTGATATGCGCAAATATCTTGAAGTCGATATTCTTTATCTTTTCAAACAGGCGTTTTAGTATGCCTTTGTCATCCTCTCCGTGCAGGGAGTTATGGGAGAGTTGCGTTGCAATGAATTCATCCTCCCCTTGAAAATCCGCCTCCTCCTTGTAGATTACAGGTATTTTCTTATATCTCAACACCTTGCAGGCCCTTACCCGATGATGTCCACTAAAGAGTTTATACCTGTCTCCGATTTTCATGCATCCGACCACGCTTGATAGACCGCCCTGGCGTATGTTCTTGACGAGTTGCTGAAACTCATCATCCGTCATAGCGTTGGCGTTCTCATCTGCCTCATCAATCAGCTCTATATCAACGAGCGACAGCTTCCAGTTATCTTCCAGTTGAATTATATCCGCCATTTTTTAGCATTTTTGAGTATTTCTTTATTATGTCTTCATATCCCCCTTCCGTGCCAAGAGTGGTAGTATAAAGCAGATAGTCCTCAAACTTATCTGTCTTGTATTTATCCTTCTTGTCAAAAAGCGCTCTATACTTCATTGAGACTGGCTGGTGCGTATAGACTTTCGTATAGCAGGTTTCTATAGCGCAGCTGTTAGCATAGGAAATGCTTTTGTGTACCAGTTCCGACTTGACGCACAAAAGAATCAGCTTGGACAGTCTTGGTATCCTGTTGTTCGTGCAGAAATCAGAGAGAAGCCATATGTCATATTTGACGTCTTTGCTGTAGTCAAAGCCGAAGCCTCCAAGCAGATAATCCTCATAGAATACCAGGTAAGAGAAACGGCACATCATCACCTTTCGCACTTTCTTGATGTACTTTCTCTGGTAATTAACAAATTCTGAGGGCATTACCTTTCTTATAGACAATTTGGCGCCGTCATCAATTCTCAGCGAGTCAGGTGCCTCCAGGTAAGATTGGTAGAATTCGCCTCTGTAGTCTTTGGAGAGGGAGTTACCGACAGACTCCTTCGTGGAATACATTATCTTGTACCCGTCAACGGCTATCTTCCGCATAGGCAGATACTCGTTCAGGCTTACCAAAGTAAGGCTTCCGCCCTCAGGAACAGTCTCTACTACATTGTAATAGTCTGTTGTCTTCTCGCAGAAATCCAGCTTGTAGTCGCTGTATATTTTCAAATTCTTGATAATGGTGTGCGTCTGCGAATAAGACTCGAACTGAAAGAAGACATCGCCGCCATCCCTTAAAGCATCGTTGAGTGTGCCGAGGCAGTAATCGCAGTTCTGCAGAAGCGACACAAGCCTCTCCGCAACTTTCCTTGCACCCTGAAAAGACTCTGCATATTTCTCTTTGATGGCTGTGAGTTCATTTATGGCATATTCATCATCCTTGAAGAATCCCTTGACCTTGCTGAACATAAGAACAGAGGCAATCTGACTTGCGCTGTCCGAGGCGTTACAAGCCTCTATGAAGGTTGCATCCTTGCAGTAGTGTATCTCCAGTCCTGCCGTAGCCATAAGGTATATTATATGGTTCAGCTCATCATTGTTGTAGATACGTACCTTCTTCCTGTCAAGAAATCTCGCCTCCAGCTTGAACAGATGCGGATTGACAAAACTGAGGGTGTCTGAAAAGCCGTTCCCGAGAAGTATTGAGACAAACTTGTTCGATATATCTATTCTTGGGTGAATGAAAATGTCCTTGTTTTGGCTTTCTATATCAGCATAGTAGATTAAGGGAGGTGGAAGCGTTGGAAACTTATAAGAGGCGTGTAAGAGGTCTATAAACTCCGTTTTGGTCAGAGATTTGATTTCCTCCTCTGTTATGCCAATAGCCAAGTCCACGAAACGGTAGCAGAACATAACGCACCCGCACAACTCCTCTATGTCTGTGGTGGAATTGAACAGGCGGAACTCTACGGTCTTGCGCTTGAAATATGAAGCCACATTGACCATATAGCGGTTGTAGCCCTTGACCGAGTTGTTCTCAAATGCCGTTCTGAGGGCAACGAAAGACTTTGCTGATCTTACAGCAAGATAGGTGTCAAGAGGCGGAGAAGGCCTATAAATCTGCATATCGCAATACTCCGGCAGGTGACATAGCTCTTTAAGTGTTGCGCTATGAAAATAACAGAGGTAAAAAATCCTCTTTACCTCTTCCAAATCCAGGTCGCCTATATATATATGCACCTGCAGGGAGACATCCCTTATGGCTTTGGCTCCGTTCTCTTTTGCGCTTGAAAGAAACTTGCCGATAGTCCTGAAACTCTCTGAACAGAGTTTCATAGGCGGGCTGTTCAGCTCTCCGCCGATAGGAACTTTCTTACGCCCTTCACTCATATCCGTATTTTGGACAATCTCAAGATCATCCCATTTGAATCCGGGCGGCATCGTTACCCTCTCTCTATAGACATCCGCCAATTCCAGTTCAAGGCCAAAAGTCCTATCCGATATCTTTAGTGTCGCCATACCTCTTTACATAATTTGAGCGTATGTTTGGATTCGCACCAAAACCTCCTTACTGGATGCAAGGTGTGCTTACTTTACACCACATACGCATATCTTAAAAGAGTGACAGTTGACTGTCATCTTCATTTTCCCTTTTTACCGTAACCCCATATTCCGTCACTCCAAGATTGAGCTTTTTGTTCAGATAATCTGCGAGAAGATGCCTATGGCAGAAATCACCAGGCTTTTCAAAGCATAGGAAGGCTACATCCCTACTTCCGGCCACCTTCTCCACTGCCTTAACTATCCTCTCAGCACCAGCCTTGTCGAGTATCTTGGCATACATACGTATGTATTCCTCTCTGCTGCAATCTCCGCACAACATAAAACGAGTGGGAGCAAGGGACGTGAACTTATAACCCATAAACCACTTCGGCGGATACAGTGCAACACTTATGGGCAATATATTATCGCCACATAATCTGCTCATGTTTCCAAAATATGATGTATAGATTTTCATTTGTGCAAAGTTAATTATTTATGTTTGAATTTCAAACATTTTGGCATTTTAAGGCTCTAAAACGGCTTATCGAACGTTGCATAAGAGAATATATAGCCTCGTGATATTTGCTATCCTGGTTATACTTGCCCCTGCATTGAGCTATCTGCATTGTCCTCAGATTGAGTTCTATAGTCTCCGTCCTCTTGCCGTCTACTTTTGCTCCAAGAATAAGACTGCCGCTTTCAGCATAATACTTGCTCGCATACACGCAGTGATGCAGGGCTTTCCCTTCTTCGTAAAAGTCTTTGATATTTTGCAACGGCTGTATGCTTATGTTCCCTGACCGGACAACCACAGCGAGAACCTTTCCTATCCTGTTCCTGTATTCTATGTTCAGAGGCGAGTTCGGGTCTGTGAGGGCTTTGTTCCCTTCTATTTCCTCAAGTTGCCTAATTCTTTCCCTTTCCTCCTCCTCTTTCCGCAGTCTTCCTTCGTGTTCGGCATTAAGTTTCCTATGAGCCTGTTTCAAATCTGCAGGTGCTATGAATTGCGGATTAAAGATGTCATAGCCCTCTCTTTCAAGCATATCTATATGGTCAACCCACATCTTCCAGTCCTTGAACTTGAATCCGTGCCTCAAGGCAATCTTTATCTGAGGCCACAATCTCTGTGAGCTTTCTCCATACAGGAATGCACTGCAAAGCGTTTTATCTCGTTTCTTCCACATCGTTTCAAAGTGCGGAGTTCCTTTCATCAGATTGGCTATGACAGAATACATATCGCTGTCAATCAATCTGCCTTTGATGTCAAACTTGGTTAGCCAAGGCTGATACATTCGTTTCGGGTAATGTCCGCTTATTATCCATCCGCTATGCCACTCGCTGTAAACTGCACTCTTTTTGTACCTCATTGGCGGTCTGTTAGGCAAATCCCAAAGGCTGAACGGAATCTTCCTGTATCGTGGGTAGGCTGTCAAGCTCCTTGAGAAGCAATAAGCCTTGCCATTTTCAGAAATCATCCAGTCGTATGCGTGCCACACATAGACTTTCATTTTTACCTTTCTATAAGCCCACGCACTTACTATGTAAGTTCGCACCACTTGAAATTCTGCCCAAGTAGTAAGCTCCTGCACATAAAAGATATCTTCTTTTCTCCAACATCTTGATTTCTCAACTTTGAGTTGGCTTCCGCAATGAGGGCATACCTCTCTCCCCCTTGTCTTTTCTGTCGGGAACGATTGTCCGCATTTAGAGCACCAAGCCCTATGACCTGTAGCAAAAGCTCTTTTGGGAACGACCTTGTTCTCAACCCATTTTACAAGATTTGTCTTCACACCAAAGCCACCATCCTTTACTTTGGAGTTCCATACCTTGATGGCTCTCTCCGTTTCTTTGCTGTACTTTTTCATAGAAACCTCCTGTAATAGTTCTTCATTCTCCGTGTCTTTCTGTTCGTGCTGTCCGAGCCTCCGTGCAGGAACCAACCTATTTCCAAATCGTATATCGCTGCTGCTACAGCATATATGGGAATAAAAGTATCTTCCATCTTCTCAATATCTTTGTCCGTTATTATCTTCTTGTCAAGGAGAATCTGCAAATCTTTCATAAAATCCTCCTTGCTGACAAAGCACATTTCAAGTCTGTTCATAAATACCTGCTTATCCATAGCCTAATCATCAAAAGTGAACAACATTCCATCCTTTTCTTCTTCCGCAAGCTTTTCTTTCCTGCGTTTTTCTTTTTCAGCTTTGCGTTTAGCTTCCTTCTCCTGATCTGCACGTATCTTGGCCTTAACCTTATTCTTCTCTTCCTCTTCAACTTCTTTTCGGGCTTCTTCCGCAAGTTTTGCCTTCTCCTCCTCTGTTAGCTGAATCTCCCTATTCACAACCACCTTGCAATTCATAGTTCCAGTAACCTTTATATCTTCCTCATCAAAGTAGTGAATGGCCATTCCAAAGATTTCCTCGTCGGCGAATCCCTGCCGGCCTGTCTTTTGTACCTCCTGGTAGATATACCTGCAACATTCCTCTATGCTTTTCTTGTGATTGGCATACTTGGAGAGAAAAACCGCATCTTTGGAGGCTTTCTCATCAAGAAACCTCTTTATAGTTTCTTCAAATACTGATAATTGTTTTTCTTTTGCTTTCATAACCTTGATATTAGTTAATTACTCTTACTTTTTTAATTACATACGCACCCTTGTCGCTGTTTGCAGTGCAAAGCCGAACCCAGTAAAGGCTCCTATCCTGCGCAATCAATTCTTTGCCGTAACATAGATTGTCTGTATAGGCAGCATACTCATAATGATATTCTGCCCTCATAGTTCCAAGTGTTTGTTAACATAGTCCTTTGCTTCTTTGAGAGTTTTGGCGGTATGCTCCCACCTTCCGAAGTGATAAATCATCCATCGCATTTCAGGATAGCCGCACCAACACAGGTTCAGCCGATACCCTTTATAGTACACAGTTTCAGGCTCCATAATTATATCTCCGTTAAAACCAGTTTATACTTGCCGTCTATAGTTATTGTATATTCACGGCTATCTACTTCTACCACCTCGTGCTTGCCCATAAAGTCCTCTTGTGTACAATACTCCGTATTCCCACAAAGCACATCGTACATATCGTTGATTAAGTTATACTTGTCCATGTTCATAGCTACTCTCCTATCAGTTCTGAGACCAAGGCCGTTGCGTGCCCCTCGCTTACTTGGTATCGATAACCGCCTACATACCTGAGAACATTGCCACTATTGAAGGACAAAAATCTCTGCCTTTTTAACATAGATTTCTGTCGTGGCGAGACAGCGCCATAAAACAAGCCAATGTCGTGGTTGTCTATCTCATACCAGTCCGGCCTGAAATACTGCATCAGCAGATCGTCACTCTCATTAATATTCATATCAACTTGCATATCAAAATCTCCGCTAATCCAAGCAATACTTAGAACCGTGTTTTGCTCGGTAGGATATCTATGGGTCTTTAGGAGATATGTCAGTTCAATATCTTTTCCTGACACCTTGTATTTCTCCGTTGGTGGGAACTCTTTAAGGACTTTCACTATCTGTTCCTTTTCCAACTTATTAAAGAAGTGCGTGTGCAACAACCCCTTCCTCTGAGTTATTGACTGGTTGATTATACGGAACCCCTCAATACCCAACCTTGTTTCTACATCGTTTTCTAACTCAGCGTATCTGATTTTCTCATCAAACTCTTTACGCATCTTTGCAATATCGTTCATAATCGCTACTTATTTAGGTTAAAAAATCTTCTATTTCTACTGAAACCGCTTGCAACGCATCGGCCGTTTCTATGATAAACGGCCCAGCTGACACGTCCTGCTGACTTGTATGCTTGTCTGCATGCCAACATAGCCAGTTGCTTTACGTCATTTCCACAGGCATACTCTTGACTACTTTGGAATACCAGCTTATAAATCATTGTGTTTTCCATTTTGACACTGTTTTTTGCTCGTTTTTTCTTGTGTTTGATAATTTGTGTTGACAGATAGTCTGATTCAGTTATTTCACCTCATTTGAGTTACATACCAGGACATCGCCTACTATGTAATCCTTTGTCTTGTAACCGAACCTCCGTAAGACAGACTCTCTGAATCTGCCAGTAGCCTCGTTATTTTTGTCTAGACCGTATAGTTTGCCTTCTTCGTTGATTACCATAATCTGCCCGCCGCTCAAATCAACGATTTCGATAAACCCACCAACTATCTTCTGCAATTCATCTAACTGATAGTCCTTGCCGTTTGCCGGCATTACATCCTCTATCGTACCGTTCGTCCTGAAAATCTTTCCCATATCAGTTGCTTTTCAAGTTGAACCTATATCTCTCCACTATCGCCTGCCGTGCCATTTCTGCGACATCTTTGACAGACAGACCTGCCGTGGACTGGCACTCTCCATATGGCAGATAATCTGGAGCATTGTTCGTAAGATAGAGCTGTCCCTTCGATCTGTCCAGCACAAGATATCCTCCCCCGTCCTTTTCGTACTTGGAAAGGATTTCAGAAAATAGCTCCTTTGACATCTTGTCAATCTCATCTTCCGAAACCCTGTGAGTGTACCTTGCATAGATATTCCCCTTGGCGTTACGCTCATCTTCTGTCTTGATGTCCATACCTTCCTTACGCAGCCTGTGGATGATGCTGCCTAAACGGAAGCAACCGCAGATATTCAGCGCTTCCAACGGAGTTATTGAACCTTTGGTCATCAGAATTTCCCTGACCTGTTCTTGCTGTGTCTTTTTCATAATCGCTACTTCTTGTGTTTCAAAAGGAGGGCTTCCGCCCTCCTTAAACGTTGTTACTTTGTTTGATGATTTTCAGAGTTTTCAGTAGAGCAGTCCTCAGTATTCAAGTCTGAGAGCGGCACAGCATAGAACTTATAGTACTTACCGGTGTAGTTGAGGTAGCCATTGTCGTTCAAGCCCCACGCATTGCCGGCGGAAGTCTGCGCACTGCTCCATATCCATAAATGCCTCCATTCTGAAAAATACTTACATATCTCATCCTTGAAATACGCAAGTATGTATAACTCTCTGAGTGTAGGTATGCGCTTGCCTTTTTTCTCTGCATACTCAATCGCATCATACCAGTTCATTCCCTCTTTGCTGATGTCCTCAAAGAGGAGCTGCTTGTTAATTACAGGAATTTCAATACCGATTACTTTGCTGTCTTTTTCAATCGGCTTAACTGTGATTACTTCTTTTGTCTCCATAAGTTCTTTAATTATTATTTGACTTTCAAACACATTATGATAAAATTAAGCTTCGTAAGTATACTGCCAGTCGCAACCGGCAATCAAACGCATAGCGTCAAATCTGAGCCTATTACAACCGCAGGGGGTGAATAGAAAATAATCTTTACCCCGATAGCCTGACTTCATATCATCCTGCCAGGCTCTGAGATTGTGAGTAACGGCATCACGATCAACATTGTAGCCGTGTGCTTTGAAATATGCAAGTACAGCGTCAATATCGAGATTGCCTTTATAGTGTTCCAAGCAGACGTCTGTCTCAAATGAACACTCCTCCAAGTCGGAGCCTTCCTTAACAACACCTGCGTTGAGCAGTTGAGCAAGAGTAAGCCAAACAGAGTTCTTATACTCTTTATCAGCAATTGTACAGTACTCGAGTGTCACCAAGTTTATCTTCGAGTCGCTATCCCACATCTTCTCGAACTTGACCTTATGTCCATTGTCATCGGTAAACTCTAAATACCTATCCCTTTTACCTTCAATTACTTTCAACTTTTTCATCGTTAAATAAACAGTATTTGGTCAATGTAATCCATTTCAAGCCCGTAGCCGAGCAGTATGTCTTCGATTTCGTCATAACTGGCGCCACTCATCAAAGCATCTTGAGCTTCGTACCTTAATTCCTGTGCTTCATCTTCTCCGATGATTTCTTCAATTTGTGTTCTCATAATCGCTACTTATTTGATTCAACTTTACTTGGCTTCAAAATGGATGCTCGCTGCCAGTTCGTTGTAAGGCTTGTAATCCGAATCAGACAGTGCCCTTAAAATTTCCTTGTCTATCTTGGCTATCTTATATAATCGCCAGTTGGCACCCATAAGGGCATCCGCCCCCTCACATCGCATCACCCCATCTTCTCTTGCATACTCATCAAGAGTTTGCATAGCTTCTTCTTTAGTGAACAGCTTACAGTCATTGGTGTTCTCGATGTAGAAATCGTTCTCTACATAATCTCCGTCCTTGACAAACCCTCTTGTCAGAATTACGTACATTCTCGGAGATTCGGCATTTTCTTTCATCTTTTTCATAATCGCTACTTCTTGTGTTTCAAAAGGAGGGCTTCCGCCCTCCTTAAACGTTGTTACTTTGTTTGATGATTTTCAGTGTTTTCAGTATTGCAGTCCTCAGTATTCAAGTCTGAGAGCGGCACAGCATAGAACTTATTGTACTTATTGGAGGCGTAGAGGTTGCCATTGGTGTAGAAGGCCCACGCATGGCCGGCGGGATACTCTTCAGAGCTCCAGGTGGAGTACTCTTCAGAGCTCCAGATCCAATCCTTCCTGATGTCGGGCCATATCTCCGCAATCTCGTCGTAGAAGGCCGCTATGATGTGCAGCTCTTTCTTCGTAGGCAGGGCTTCTCCAACGCTCTTTGCATAAGCCAGAGCCTCATCCCAGTTCTTGTTGAAGGCCACCTTGTCAAAGTAGATAGCCTTTCCTGTGAAGGGGATTTCCACCCCTATCACCTTGCCGTCTTTCTCGATCGGCTTCACTGTTGTTTGTCCAATTGTCTTCATAACACTTTAGTCGTTATTTGATTTTCAAACACTTTTACTTACAATTCACCATCAAGATATAGCTGATAGACAGCACCGAAGATAGTTCTGAGTATCGAACCACTGCCGGTCAGGGATAAAGTGAATCTATCAAACCTATAGTTGAATTCTACTAAGTCGCAAAGGTTTTCAATAGACTCCTTGTATTCAAAGTCATCCGCTCTCACCCATAATGGGATGTCGCTTGGAATTTCCAGGGCATCCAAAGTATCTTCATCTAGATAACTTTCCTTGGGCATTTGTTTGATAACTTTGCATAGTCTCTCGGCCAGCCCGTTCTTGTCTTTATTTCCGTTATAAATACGGATTGCGTCAATTGCTGTTACGATGAGGCTTTTGTACTTTTCTCGAACCTCTTTTGTTGCTCTGATGATTTTCATAACTTCTTATTTACTAATGAGTTAATAATTTGTGTATGTAAATATAGGAATTATTTTTGATATTAGCAAATAATTTACTGAAAATCAGCTTTTTATAGCAATTATTTGCCGAAAATT